AAGGAGGGGGTGCTATTTTCGCGACCCCCCCCCTATATCTTTTTGTGTTTACGCGGGCGTACCGGTAGATTCTTGAGTCTCACCATCTTTACTGAATACTTTTCGATAGATATTCAGAAAATCCAATTCCATAATTTTATCAATTGCTCGTTCATGTTCAGCATTAGCTTCTTCTTCTGTCATGTCTTCAGTTACATTGGCAATTCTGTCCAATTTACCGCACGTGTTGTAACCGTTACGAACGTCAAATAGAAACCAAAGCGAGAACTGACCAAACGGATCATAAGGATTATCGATCGTGGTCAATCGACACTGTCGCTCATACTTCATGATCGATTCCTCCTTTCAAATACTTCGAGACAGTTGAAGTTGATAATCCAAGTTTGTCTGCAATCTGTTTAATTGTATACGAAGAAGACATAGCTTTGATTCGACCGATCTTAGCGTCACTCAACGTGTTTGTTGCTTTCGGCATTGCTCTTTGACGCAGAGAAGCTGGATCGGAATTATCCAATATTCTTTTAAGAATCGACTCACTGATGGCTCCGGCCTGTATAGCTTCCCATTCGCGATCCGTGATCTGGATATTACGGTCTCGTCTCGATATAGAGCCTACCGCGTTTCTTGACCTTGTCAGCGCCTGCTGTCCGGCTTTCTTGGCATCTTTTGCTGCCATTTTTTCGCCGCTCTCAGCCAATTTGTCCTGTTTTTCTTTCACGGCGACGTTGGCCATGCGTTGAGCGGCGCGTTCTCGAACCGTATTCAGTTCAGCATTTCTGAGTTTGCCGAGTAACTCTTTTACCTCTGTATCATAGATACGTTTTGCATTCTTGTCATACGCAATCTTGCCGGTCCGAGCGTATTCAAGCCTGGCCCGATTACCCATGGCTTTCATGCTATTGGCGTAGTCCGCATACACCAATTCCATAGGATGACGATCCTTAGACACTAACGTATACGCATCGTCGGTTTCCGCCATCTTGGTGCTGGGCTGAGTACGCGTACGAGTAACCTCCGTCTCTTCGCCAGTCTTTTTATTTACTTTCTTGACCGTGTATTCAAGATCATCTGCAGTTCGATACAATAAAGCACCTTCTGGTCTGGATGGATCATACCATTTCTTCCCCTTCTCGTTGATTTTAGGGGTACCTTGACGTTTAGGCACGTCATATTTCCCTTTACTCTTTGAAATCAGGGTGGATGCCCCACCATATATCATTTTCCCAGATTTATCGAAATGCGCCTGATACTCTCTCCTCAAGTCCATTATCTGATTATCTATTTCGCTGGCCTTGTAATCTAGTTTGTGTTTTTTAGCATCTATGACGACCATACTATGGCGTACCGCGCGTGCCAATTTATCAGGGGTTGCCCCCGCGAGGGTCATGTCCGTAATAAGGTTGGATATTTTGCCCATCTCCAAATCAGTTCGGGTCATAATACGATACTCATGGCCGTTTCGATAGTAATGCTCTTTACCATCACTACCTATTTTCTTCTCGCCGCCATATTCCATTTTCGGATCGAAGCCAACCAACCCCTCAAGAGCTGGACTAGAAGCAATCCTCACTCGCCCTTCCCTATCATGTGTTGGGATACACATAACCGTATCGCCATCGAAATCCGCGCCCGACAATCTCTCTGCAACTTTACTGTTAATGCAGATAGCGTCAATCGAAGTTTTACCGATCAACTTAATAGCTTCTGGATTCTTATCAGTTACTGTTAAAATCGGTATTTCGAATGTACCTCCGTGTGGATACCGAATAAGCGCAAGCTTACTTCCAGGCGCATAACCAGGAGCATATACTTCTCTATCGCTAAGTGTAGTAACTGGAAGTATTACGTGATATTTCTGTCCTGGAAGAGCCGCGGCTTTAAGATCGACGGCCGCTGCATCACAAGAACTTGCGAATTTTTCAAGATAGTATTTTTTCACGGTCGGATTGGTCAACGACATGATCTCGTCAAACTCGGCTTGCTTATCAGCCTTGGCGATTTCAAGCTGCTTCTTAGCCATGGACAACGACTGTTTTGACAAGAACTGAGACGGGAGCGAATCTTTCCATTCATTCCATTCACCTTCTTCTCGAGTCTTATTTATCAGTCCGAGCTTTTTTTCTCCTGTTTTCGGATCATCATACCAATACTGTCCACCGCTCTCTTTAATTAAAGCGCCAAACGGATTATCCTGATCATCTTTCACATCTTTTAAAACGTCGAGCTTTGTGACCTTTTTAGATTTGTTGGTGTTAAATATAACGTCCACGCCGGGCGGAAAATCTTTCGGATCGCCGTATACGGCCATACCTTTAAGATATTTCTTCCCATCCACCATGATACGAACCTGCGAATATAAAGATTCTCCGAGGTTCAAATCTTTGACATTTGGCCTCAGCTCCATCGTTCCATCTTTCTGTGTTCCGCCATCTTCAGCATATCGAATCATAAGCCGCTTGGAATCCATACTTGATGGATAATGAAATTTCTTCTCGAACGTCTGCCCGTCGTCTCTTGAAATATAATCATTAAGGGTCTTGATCTTATCAAGATTGTATATTTCTTTATGATCTACATCCGGCGCGCACAATACTCGCTGAGTAGTCATTGCCCCCTTATTTGTAACCTGCGCAAATCGGCCTCCATAAACCTTATACCCACCTTCGGCCTCCAGCATGAATAGTGCTTGATCAAGTTTCTCTTTGGATATATTCAATTCTCGATCGACTCCGCGACCAACATCTACCATTCGCTTCTCATCAACTTCTTTTTTCAAAAAGTTAGCAGTCTCTCGAGCTTCTTTCATACGATATTCAGACTGAGAATTGAACAGTGATCGCACAGTGGATTCTGATATTCCCATTTTCCGACCTATCTCACTGGTGTTCAGTCCTTCTTTATCACGGAGCCTTTTTGCAGTGGCAACTTCGAGGTTTCTTCTCTCGTCTTTCGCTATCGCGTACACGGTCCGGAATTCTGTAGACGTATACCCAAGCGATTTAGCAATAGCATTATCGCCAGTCCATTTTTTTCCATCATTATCCGTATATGTAAAACCAGATTTTCGCATCTGCTCTACTCGACCAAGGAAATCTCTACTTGACTGATATGGTTCTTCGCCAGACCCCCAAGGATAACGGCCAGAACGTCTCTTCACCCCGTAATGCTCAAGAAACTCTTCGTCAGACATCGCATCGCTTATGAGATCCAATTCGTCATCGATAACTGTCGCTTTCATAGTTACGCTGCCTCCTTATCTAATTTCTCAAGCATCTTATCCAGATAGACAATCCGATCCATAACCATTCGAATTTCCCCAGGCTCTGGATCGCTACATTGAATGTCATCGTTCTGGTAAATTCTAAGATGGATATCGATATCCTCCGGCCGAACTTTGTATTCCAAACAAAACAGAGCAGCATACACTTTGAGCTGCTCTATGTGAACCGGGCCTTTACCGGTTTTTAAATCGTGAATCCTGAGAGTATTATCTCTAAAAGAAATTGCATCAGCTGTGCCGAAGAAACGATCCGAATAATATAAAACAACCTCGGTGTCCATGCGAAAACCAATAGCGTCATTCACATACGAGCATATCGTTTTCTTGGATCGAGGCTGCTTCAACTGCAGATCAATTGTTTCTTTCGCCCATGCATGAAGTTTTGTACCAAGCTCTTTCGCTTTGAGATTGCGGTAAACATCTGCTATTTTTTCGTCGTCGTATCGTAACCAAGCGCTAGAGCTCGCGCTAAACGGAGCGTGTTTTCCCTCAAGCGGTAAATGTTTCAAAAAGTTCATTTAAAACGTCCTCCTCATTCTCTGGGTATATAAAACGTGAAAATGACATCTCATCCATTTTTGCGACATAGTATGCCTGATTCGGTCGAACGCTCGCAGCGCTTCCTCGCTTCACTTCTAATGTGGCCCATTTATCCTGGTATAGAACGAGCAGATCTGGAATTCCCTGAATATCAGAGGAATCCAATTTCGTGACTATGCATCCCGGGAACATGGCAGCAAGTTTTTTTTTCAGACGAGCTTGAAAAACATTCTCTTTCATATCTTCGCTCCTTACATATGAGATTGGGATTCGGAGAATTGAACTCCGGACATGCGGCTTACAAGGCCGTCCCTCTCCCAACTGAGGTAAATCCCAAAAGAATAAGATAGATAGAATGCCGAGTGGCATTTATTATCTCTTCTCTATAAAAGAGCAAGTAATTTTCGCGAATTTTAAAAATGGAAGGATATTATTTAGGGTAAAAAGAAAGAGCGCTGTTGTTTTAGCGCTCTAACTTTTGGAATATAAAATTGTGTTTATTTCTTACTAGGGCCAATTGCAATAAGATGCGTTAATTTGTCACAGTCTATTCCTTTTTCTTCCACGAGTTTTGCAAATGTTTCTCTTAACTCGTCTGGCTGGCATCCATTCGGGCGAATTGCTCCGCGCACCACTGCGTCCGATCCATACACTGTTTCAGCATTATTTAATACTTTACTTATGATTTCATTATTAGTCATCAGTTTAGTGGTTTTGTATACGTGTCTGACCCCAAGTCGATATGCAACTACAACCGCAACACCAGTAAACGCGAACATAATTACAGTCTCGTGTTTCTTCAAGAATTCTTTTACTTCATTTTTCTTCATTTCAAAGTCCTCCTTAAATAAATGTAAACCTTATAATTCCATAATACTGGATGTAAATCACGCGACGATCTAAACATGTCTATTGTCTCGCTGGTCGCCTCCGGTCAAATCAGATACGGAGCAACCTAGCGCTCTGGCAATTTTTCGCAGTGCTATGAGGTCTGGCACAGAGTCGCCGTTCGTATATCGGCTAATCGTCGCTTGCGAAATTCCGGTCATGTCTGCCAGATCTTCCTGCGACACTCCTCTGGTTTTCATCTCAACAAAAATATTCAGCACGAACTCTTTGATGAGGGCGTCATTATTACTCTCGCCGTGGCCAGTATAAACGGGCATAAGAATTTTAAGTCGCGAATCGTAATCATATTGCTTACCGTCATCAAGGTCTATCCGAATTCGATCTGCGCGGATTTCTTCTACTCGTACGATTTTCTCATCTGGAAAGAATCGTTGTTCATAAAACTCGTCACGTAACCGATCATCGCCGTCCGTTCTATTTTTCACCATGAAGCACCTCCTATTTTTTTTGGATATCCAATAAATCAAAAAAAAAAAATGGTTTTTAACCGGCTATGTGTTTTTATTCATTTTTGAATAAAATAAGATAGCTAATTAAAACGCTCTGAAAAAAATAGCAAAAATAGCCCGAAAATAGCCATTTTTCGACTTTTTGGATATCCAATAAATCAATTTTTTGCGTTTTTGTCATTTTTTGGATATCCAATAAATCAACTCAGTATTTTCTTAACTTCTTCATTTGGTGACTTTTTGGATATCCAATAAATCAATCTTCGACCGTTTTTTCGACTTTTTGGATATCCAATAAATCAGAACTCTTCGTCTGGATTTTCAAATTTTGAGCCTATTTTTGCCGCTTCGGTGGCTTTATTATACTGATCTCGAATTCCATCCCGGATGATTTGCGCCTTGCTTTTCCCAGAGATTTCTTGAATGTATTCAAGTGCATAGAGCTCTCCCATCGACAATCTCAGCCGATATCCAAAAGTTCTGGCGATCTCTTTTTTCGGTCTGCCTTTCTTTTTACCCATTTTTTTTTACCTCCAAACCTTATCCGTTCGTTTGTCTCTCAAAGCAATCCGGCCTTCAATTTCAAACCCAGCAACGGCGCACACGGCCCGTAATGCTTCAACGAGTCGATGCACTCTTTGCATTTCTTTATCTACATTTTTGATCGCTTGGCACGCAGTCGGATCAGAACATCCTGATTTATTTACGCTAATGTCGTTTTTATTCATATCATATATCGCCCCTTCCACATTGTGAGACTCCCTAAGTCGTCTCCAAATTTCTTGGTTATCTTTCACTAAGGCCGTCATCATTTGGTCAAAATGCTTCGCTTTTTCTGTACATTCACTTTTCGTCATGAACACAATAACTAACACACAAACACTTAATCCGACAGCCCCTAAAATCCCGTAAATCATTTCGCACCTCTTACACATTGATTGATACCTTAACCTCGTCTGCGAGCTTTTGTTTCAGCTCATCCACGGTTACCTCACCAGATCCCACTTTCCCCATCAGCTCATCAATGAACCGCAAAGATTTCATGACCCGTCCCTGACCGAATTTATGAACCTCGTGCTCGGCCAATGCGAAGCAAGTCATTAGCGTCTCTACGTAATATGTCCCAAGCTCATCCTTAGCTTTATCCATCTGTGAGCGAATAACTGGATCGGTTTTTACAAAACTTTCTTTTGCCCGTCTCCGGCGCTCTGCTCTATTCATGACACCACCCCTCCTATAAGTAATATAACATGACACCTGCCAGCATCCCGATAGCAATAATTACGAATGAAATTAATATGACAATTACAATTCGTATAGGTTCTAGTCCACCAATATGTCCAATAAATAAATCTGTTCCAAAATAAGTGATTACTATTATGGCCACACCACAAAATATCATGCCAATAACTATAAGCTATCCCTCCAAACTTCATTGCGTAACCGTTAGCACAAGCAAAAAAACCTAAGCACATAAGAAAAATCCCAACTAGAAGATAAAATATAGTAAATATCAGTGGCTCATCTAGAAATTCTCCTCTTTCACTCTTTTCGCGCCATTCTTGTATACGGCTAACCATTCTCATATACTTTCGATGCTCTGTACCCGCGCTAGAGAGCCGCTGCATGAGAGAGTGGTCATTAGATCCAAGTTTTTCATCTTTTCTAAAAAAATGAATCTTTATCACATAAATTCCTTTGACTATAATAACAATTCACGCATGATTCATCAGAAAAGCACGTATCACTCTTCTCCCAAGAATTCATAGGATTTCTCATCCCTTCGATAATAAACTCCATCTGCTCAGGACTTGCCAGAACTACATTTTCTAATTTAATCATCTATTTTCTCCTTTTGTTTTTGCTATAAAATCAGTTTGAAGTACATAGTCACCTACCAAATGACAAAATATCAATGTTATTATTAAATTAATAGTTCACAATATCCTCCAAGTTCGATGTCTAAAATTTCATTAGCTTCAATTTCCAAGATCCCCACCGCAAATAACACTCCGAATATTAAAGCTAACATTTCGAATCCTTCTTACCAATAATCAATTCACTATACGGCAAGCTCTCAATCCATTTACAAAACTCTCGCCACTCGTCCAACTTATGATTCTTACGCTGTCTATAAATATTCGCCAGTACCTCATAATTCAGCATAACATTGCGAGTCTGGTTATAGCTGCTTGGAAGAAGCTGAATAAGCTGCCACCAGTCTTCTTTAGATTTCGACGCAAGATATTTTTTACGCCAATGGTTCAATAAATTTATAGTTAGACAAATATGTCCATTCCCGTCGACTCTATAGTCGCCCCACTCTTTAGCGAGTATCGGCGTATTGTCATCGAAATATAAATGCTCCGTCGAGAAATCCTCCAATGTGAATTCTTTCTCCGCAATTTTATGCATCGTACTGCAAGAGTTTGCAACAGTGCCGACTTTATAAGTATCAAACTCTTTCCACCAATACAACGGAGCCGTAATTCTCACATAAATCGGCATCATTCTCATGTACTTACGATGCTCTGTACCTGCATTGGAGAGATGCTGCATCAAACCGAGGTCGTTTGTGCCGATATAATAATTGTTAATTAGTTGAGAGTTTTTTTTTACACAATACCCCTTATTATATAAACATTTATGACAATCATTTAAATTGCGACATATTACGCTATCACTCTTCTCCCATGAATTCTTAGGATTTCGCATCCCTTCGATGATAAACTCCATCTGTTCTGGGCTTGCTAATACTACGTGTTCTAATTTAATCATTCACAATATCCTCCAAGTTCAATGTCTGAAATTTCATTAGCTTCAATTTCCAAGATCCCCACCGCAATGTCCGACAAATCGTCAACAATCGACCATTCACGATCTTTGTTTTCTTCGTAAAGTCGCTTTTCTATCAAGTCCTTGGCTGCTTCAGCGGAATCTTTTTCTGTATAAACGCCGAAGATGTTTTCTACATGCCCATATCCGCCATAATAAGTATTTCCATGCACTAAATACAAAGTCATTTTTTTTGTCTCCTTTAAATAATGTTTGTAATTATTGCTAAGACAAGCATAAGCAAAGAAACATGTGCCTCTGAATTCACAAGTCCTACATTTTTCATTATTTGCCATAGCGATTCGGATTATATTACCAACCGACTTTTCATCCAGTTTGCTCATGTACTCTCCTTATCTAACCGCATTCAAAACGATTTTGTTTTTACATTGCGGACAAACAATATACTTAGTTGCGTACTTCTTTGGTGGCCCATATGGATCTGGATTGAAATCTTCCATATCGGTCTTTTCCACTATAACGTCCTCCCTTTCATCATAACGTAAAATAGCGCCACATTTCTGGCACTGAACCTCTTTCAGATATCCTGGTTTAATTACCTTAATCATTTCTTCTCACTCATCCTTCCTGATAAATATAACTCAATGTAATCACAAATCGCTCTATTCTCGCATTTTATTTATACGACTGTGCCCACCACATATGCCTCCCCTGAATGCGTCCGAACATTATATAGTCGGTTCAAAGATAGGACATTGATGGCATGTGTCTTGATCTTTTTGATTGTCTTAATCATCATTTTTTATCTTTTCACAAATGTCTTTGTGTACATCCTCCCAATATGCGATTCCATCTGTTTTTACTAAAACTTCTACTATATACTCATATTCATCGCAGCCTGGTTCAATTTGGAGAATCTCTGCCTTTTCATATTTCGGATCTCTAACGGCAGGATTATTTATCTCTGCCAGACTCCAAATTTTCAGCTCGCTATCATTTCTTGCCTTTACCATCACCGTCGTCCTCCCATTTAACCGGTTTACTTGAATGCAAATTTTTTGGTTCGGCCAAACACTCATTGCACGGATCCTTGACATCGTCAATCTCAGAGTATTTACATTTTTTGCAATACGTCGCAAAATCCACTTCTTTGAACGGATACTCCATATGCCCTCCTTTCATGCAGCCTTCAACAACAAAATAAACATGAATACAACAAGAAGTCCAAAGTTCCATATTACTGATCTAATCTCTTCATGCATGGCACAGTAAATCGTTTTGATTCCGTAAAATAACATATAAATCATACTCAACAATATAGACACCGCGTCTAACCCCATCTAGCCCACCCTCTTTCTTAAAGAAAAGAGAGAAGCCATGTGACTTCTCCCTTTAAATCATTTGAAATACTTCTTTTGCATTTTAGTCATGACGAACTTCCGATATTTTCCAACGATTTCATACGCCGCGTATTCAGCCGTGTATCCGTAGATAGCTCTTTCGAAAAAGTTTTCAATGCTCCAGATCCATTTGATAGAATCAAACGTCGACTGCCATACAAAGGGAGTAATGTATGAGTAAACTCCTTAAAGATTTTCTATCACCCCGGCGAAGAAATTGACAGTTTTTAATTAGTTCATGTTCGATAATATGCGCAGCTTCCGATCTTGATAAACCACGTACCTTCACATAATCGTCAGTAGCGACCGTATCGGTTAATTGTTTTGGTCGTCCATACAATATGGCTGGATCCATTTTGCCAGGTTTACGGCATTCCTTTAAAATATCATCTATTCCCATTTCACGAACTTCCTTTCATTAAATTTCTTCTTTTTATCAAGTGCCTTACTGATAGCCATATCGATTCCAGCTCTGCTGACGAGATGATAGTAATACAGATCTACGAATGGCGTGTTCAGACGATCTATTCTGCCGCAAGCTTGCTCCATTACTTTATAGCTATAACTCTGCGAGTAGAATATAATTGTGTCAGTTTTAACACAATTCCACCCCTCACACCCAGCCGTATACTGCACTAGGTAAACCCACCTTTTCGATTCAGGTACAGGTTGATGCGCGTGCCCATTCCATTCAGCAACCTCATAACTGAGCAACGGATTGACTACCAGCCCGTCGTCATCGGCGAATAGATTCAGAAGTATGTTGCGCTCGTAATCGAAATTGTAGAAAATAATTGCCCTTGGCGTTTTCTCTAAAATTTCCATAAGCGCAGCTACTCTGGATTCATCTTCATTAACAACCCGACGAAGAATATAACACAACGCAGACGCTTGCTGAATGGGTTCGTCTTTGTATGGATCCCAGCGAGTCCGCATGGTTTCTTTGTATTTCTTCCTATCGTGATCTACCTTGACAGTTATGTGATGCGGCACCGTATGACGTTCGACCTCCATATCTATGAGAATCCTATCTCGTAACCGAATCAACCGTTGCGTATTAAGGTACCTCTCGATCTGTGGATATTTCGTATATCGTGAATAAACTATATGCTCGGTTCGGAACTCTGTGACGTTTTTATAAAAGCCATTCGCGATAAATACTGTGGCATAATCATTCCAACAATCCCCGGGAGTCGCCGAAAGAATGATCCATTTGTTTTTCTTGACAATTTTAAGGAACGCTTTCACCCAAGCTCCGTTTCCGCAGACACGATCCTCGTCAAAAATGAAGAATGCGTCAGATACGTCAACATATTTTTTGATATTGTTCCAAGAGTCCACAACGATTTTATTACCGTACAATTTATTCTTTTTGGGCTTCGGCGACAATCTATAATTTGCTAACTCGCTGTCCCATTCTCTTCGATCTCTTTTCATGGCCGTCGTGACAATATATAAATCTTGCGGATTTTTCATGGGAACATACTCTTGATTTATAAAGCTTCCTCCATTTTCTTTGAAATAATAATAAAGGCCGGTCCTGGATTTACCAGAGCCGACCCCGCCATTTAAAATGCAGCCGTTCCTCATTTTATTCACGGCCTTCATTTGAGAGTCTCTTAAAAATTCATTCATTCTCCGCCTTTTCTAATATAGGTTGATTGTCATCGTAATCTACTTTTTCAAGTGAAATGGAAAGTTTTTTATCAATGCTCTCGAGGTGCTTTCCGATTTTCTGTAGAGCTCTTAAAATGTTTCTATCGTATTCATCATGCTGTGACATATTCAATCCCTCCTAAATCTATTTCTATAAAATATTTCTCAGATTCTGGTTCATACTGCAATGGATAAACGGCATATCCTTCCTCCATAAGGTACAATAAACTGTTACCAAAGTCGTCACCATGCCAAGTATCAACATCTTGCAAATCGCAGTTTTCAACATACATTAAATGATTTGCCGTAACCGTTGCCAAACGATTCATGTGACCCATATTGTCTGATTTCATTTTTGAACGCAGATTATCCAAGTCGACATTTCCGATGTACAGAATTACTTGTCTATAGTTAAGATCTTCAACAAAATCATCAATATAACACTTCATATTTTATTCCTCCTCAACGCATTTTTCTTCTAGCGTCCGTTAAAATATTTTGTCGTTTTTTTGGATAACAAAGTTCTTTGGCTGTCCGAATATCAAAACGCCATTGAATTTTAGAATCACGTCGAGTATACTCTTCGTGTTTTACCGATGTGTGAATGTCAGCTCCTTTGATCCATTTTTGTCAGGATAACTTATCTTCTTAATCTGTAATTAGTCCGCCTTTTCGAAAACTGTAATAGTCATATTCGCCAGCTATTATGTGATCATCCAATAATATCCCTACATTTTTGCAAGCCGCATTGAGTAAATTGGTTGCGTCAATATCGCATTTACTCGGTGCTTCTTTGCCGCTTGTGTGATTATGCATCACTATGATTCGAGCAGCATTTATCAACAACGCTCTCTGCAATATCTCTCTTGGGCTCAATGCTGCGGCGTTAATCATTCCCATCGAAGCCTCAAATATTCCGAGAAGCTCTGATTTGGAAGTCAAAGCAAACATGTATGCATGTTCTTCTGGTAACTTTGTGATGCGCAGAAGATTCACAGCGAGATCATAAACGTCCTTAGGGTTGGATAAGGTGGACGCTATTTCTGGATATTCTTTTTCCCATTCTTTTTCGAGAAAAGGAACTCTATCGTCATTTAGAATCACTTGATACTTCTTTACCAACATTACCCGATTCCTCCATTTTTCTGCCGATTAAGCGATTGTATAATTCTACAGCCTCATTCGCCTGGAAAGCATTTACAATCTCAGGCATCTGTTTTGGTCCTTTTCGGCCTACGAGCAATACTGTATTGCTGCCATCAGTAGCCAGACCAAAACTTATTAACAAAGTGTCGGTTATTAATTTCATAATATCTCCTTTCATTTTGGTAAGTATTTTGGAACGCATTGTCTGCAAATATTTTCTTTCCAATACCTGCTGGGTAGAGAATGCCACACGTCAGCTCGCCTATACGTAGACAGCCACACATACCTTTTGCAACAATCACACATAACTGGAAATATAGCAAATCTATTGCAATTGAATTTCATAATCGCTCTTCCTCATATGTGCGTACCCTCCTTCTGTTTTTACAGGAGCAACTTTTGTAAGTGCAAGAGCATTCATCACAATTCATATTACAAACCCACTTTCGTTCGTAATACTCTTCTTTAGATATTTCAGTCCAGCTACCCTCTTCATCACCTTCTGGCTCTCTAAAGAATCTATTGATTTCGATTTTTTCCTGCTCTCCATTCTCTTCTTTAAGAGCGTAGTATATACCAACAGTATCGAAATTGCCGTTCTTTTTGTCTGTTAAGAAATCCTCGCAATAAACTTTGATTGGCTTTCCAGGCATATATGGCATTGTTATCGGGAACATCTCATCAATGATTTTTCTAACCAGCCCAGACGAATATGTGTTGTTTGAGTCATGAATGCTAACACAATATGAACTATCAATGTCGTGGTATTTAACAGTTCCGTCAGCGTAGACATCTTTAAACAATGAACTCATTCGTTTACACTGGTATACTTTCGGACCGTCTTTAGGACGTGAGCACTCATTCCAAATATCATCCGTATCTTCAATAGGAGTTAATGGCTGTCCATCTAAAAGACGAACTAATATGGCCTGTGTCATTTTAATACTGAAACCGGAGTGACCGTCTTCGCATAAACTTTCAAAAGCTTTTAATGCGCTCTCGTAGCAAGCACATCCATAATCAAACTCGCCTTCTTTTCTATTTGGATTTTCTTTCTTGCAGGCAATTTCAACCTCTCTTTTCGCCCAATCTAACATGTTACTCGTATCTATCTCCTTTCAAAATATAAAACAAAAGACCCAACGTATTTCTACGCTGAGTCTGTCAAATTATTCTTCAGGATGCTCCTCTTCCGCATACCGAGCTGCAAACCGATCAATATCCTGAGTCACTTCCATAGACTGTAAATATGCCGTCCGTCCCTCTTTTCCATTAATGTCCCAATCGTATGGGCGAACATCAAGATCGACATTTGCGATATCAATCTCATCCAGCATGCCTACCATATCTTCATCGAGTTTTTGTCTCCTCATCCCACTGATTAAATAAATGGACGGACCGCGGCCATTGAATTTGACTTTTACTGGCAGATACATGAAAGGTTCATCGCCTTCTTCTCTTGGCGGCTTGATCTTAACATTCCACCCTGCTTCCTGCAGCGTATTAGCATCCTCTTCATGTGGAATAATCATCGCGAAATTTCTGTCTCCCTCGCGGTTAAACCGATCCCCTCGCCCTTCAAAATTCTTAAATATAATTCTCGCTCCGTTAATTTGTAAAATTCCTTTTGGTGCAAATATAATCTCCATTTTCTTTCTCCTACTTTCCCATATGATTTTTAAAATATAAAAGAAAAGACCCAACGTATTTCTACGCTGAGCCCAATCTTATTAATCAGTATCATTTCTTTGATCTTTTCTCTTTTCCGCTGCAACAAATGCTTCCACGAACAGCTTCGTCTCTAAGTAAATCGTTGAGATTACGCCCATGCCGAAAGCTGTCGCTACCGCAAGCAGGGTGCAAGATGTATCTCTAAAATTTTTCAAACCGATCCCTCCTTTCTCATAAAATAATCCGTAGACTCCGCGAGTATCAGACAAACGGTAATTCATCGTCAGCATCCTCTGGAATGTTCATAAAGTCAGGCATAGGAACTTTTTTGCTTATGTACGGATCATCCGAAACAAACCACTCGAAATCACCGTATTTAGCGATCGCATCAACAGCGTCATTAACCAGTGTGTCGTAATATGACCGATCGATTACATCAATGTTGCTCTGCGATATTACCATGTCAGACTCAAGCCATCGGTAACCCGTCGTTCCAGTAGCCGCGTAATATTTTCCGTTCTGCTCTCGAACAAGAATGCCGCCGCCTCGCCCAGGTTTGATTGGGCAAAACTCTCCAACTTTTCCAACGAATTTACGGTCATGACCATCAGAAATCATCTGATCGAGTCTAGCATCTGAAAGATCTTTAAATTTTACAAGAAGTTTATCCGCTTTCTTGATGGATTCAATACCTTGCTGAGTCCAGTCTGGATATTTTAATCTTACTGTTTTAAGTTCTTCATATTCAGATACATCCGGTAAGTTCTCGTTCATATCCAAATATAAAGCAGATTTAACCGAGAATGTTTCGCACATGTCATTAACACGAATCTCCTCTTTGCTAAATAAAGTTTTGAATACGTAGGGTACCGCAAACTGCTTGCCAGTAGCCGTCCATGGATCGTTCGCGTGCTTTTTGTTATCGCTCGGCGCGTATCCATATAGCTCTTCGCATCCAGCTGAATCTTTATACTTCGCAATATAAACTGAGTGGTTCACTAAGCACATACGATCGTATGTGGCCTCATGTTCGAATGTGTACCCGTATTTCTGTCCAAAGTCCATTACGAACTTTATAATTTCCGGTGTCGCATCCGGGATTTTGATCGAGTCAGTCTTGATGTGGGCCACAGTAAACCCACGCTTCTGAACCTCGTTCTTGAGATCCACCATAAACAACGCGCCACGCTTCGCCACAATATTGTCCTTATTCCGAATATCACGGAATGAATTATCGAAGCCGGCTGATGTTAATCCGTAGACTGAATTTATTGCTGTTTTCAGAGCATTCGCCAAATCCTTCGACGTCATCTCTCCATTCTTTACTCGTTCAATATAAGGAGTGAGTTTCCCGTCAAGCATGCTATTGACCTCGTTCCATGCTTCGTGCTTGATGCTTACTCGACCTTCGACAATATCCCGATATGCTTGAGTGAATTTAACCCCAAACAGACACTCAGCGATCGCACTGTGAGGATGCATTGACGATACATCGAGCAGAGCCACGTTTCCATACATGCCAGGCTCGGCATATACATATCCGCCCTCGCCAACTTCGTCCCCGCGATAGATAGATATCCCGTTTTCATACCTGTATCCCGGAAAGTATGGGAGTAATGATATCGCAGGACCAGTCCCATGGCCGTCATGCTTCTGCGCCATCATTGCGGGACAAGCATCTTTCAGAAATCTCTCAACGTCTGCTGGAAGCTCCTCTACCGGTTTTGACAAATCGCGATACATGAACTGATTTTGTGGCGTTTTGTCTGAACCGAAAATGATCCTCGTTGTTAGGGTATTGGTCGTATCATTTACAGTAGCACCAGCCAAATCAGCAAGAATCTGTCTGGCCGTCCAATCAGCAGATAGATAATGAAACGCCGCCTCCGTCGCGAGTACATCACTGTCGCAATATTCTGCCACCTCATTCCAACGGCTTTCTGGAACCGGCTGATCCCATGGAATCCCCAACTCATGGTGCTTCACTGTCGATAACAACTTGGCAAGGTTTTCATCAATTTTCGGATTCCCTGCTGCTAGCTGCTGCGTCATCTCGATCTCAAGTTTTTTTAGACTCTTTTTATTCCCAGCCGAGGCAAAATCGTAGATATCAGTATATGACAAATTGTATGCCTCTCCGAAAAGGACATTCTTTTCCCCCTTCTTGGAATTTATGATCTTCTGAGAAAGCTCGTAAATTTCCTGATTGGTGTAGCAAAGCATCGCAGCATAGAGAATGTGATTATCATACCTGCGACAGTTAAAACCGACCAATCGCAACCGCAACAACTCCTCTACCTCTTGCGGCTTAGGGTTTATCATCCGCACAATCGGTTTCCCGACACCTTCGATCTTCCAGTTAATTAGCAATAAGTTCGGAAAAACCTCGCAATCGAAGAATACCAATGGTTTTTCTGAATCGTCTGCATCAGATTTGCATAAATCCTCTGATTTGAATTTCATTTTTTGAACCAAACGCATGCAATAATCTGACTGGTTCGTTGACTGGAAAGCGAATGCATATACTGCGTTTTTCATATCCGACACGTCGTACGATACACCAGACTCATACGCATCATTTAACGTTTTGTTTATGAAATCAATACTGCTTCTGGTGTCTGCATGATATTCCTTATTGAGGTTTTTTTTTATTATGGTTCGAAGTGCTCTCTCATTTTTAAATATAGATACGTCTAACATCTTCGTACCTCCCTCCTTTTTCATTGGTAACCCACTACTAATATGTGCGATCGGACTGTTATTGCACTTGGTAAGCTGCCTACGTAATGAGCTGTCACCTGTAAATACTTTGATCTCAATGGCATCGTCGTATACCCGATTAAGCAAGTTCGGATCCCCGTCATAAATGTAATGAAGGTGAATACCGGCACCACTTTTGCTGAGTTCCGCGTAAGTTACTGGCCATTTACTTGCCGCTTCAAGATTTAGGTCGAAAGATTTATTACCATTGGCATCTTTCAAATCGAAGTCGATAACGATGAGATTGATCGGCACTTTAACATAATGCAATTTTCTCGTGTCTAAATCCGAAAGCTTAGTGTGCACTTTAGCCCATTTGTTTTTTGGAGTTTCTTCCGCAGAGGCATATTGAGCACGGCAATCAGCGTATTGCGTATCGAAGACTGATGGCTGTTCCGTGAAAACAATGGATGTTGCTTCCTTTTTACTCACCCGTGTCTCCGCCATATCTCTTTCGAATCGATCGACTCGGAACCCTATGTATCTGGCGGTTTTCGAGTCATCGTCATAATCCTCAGAGAATTTCCAGAAATAACTTTTCAGTTCTTCTTTGAAAACCCGTTTCGAAAATGGATAAGAAACTCTTGCGTCTTCGCAGTATTGGTTATACATCTCCCACGCAGCTTTAAGAGAAGTTCCGTCTTCGCGCTTGAACACACTGAATGAATCGATCATGAAGTTGTAAAAATCATTGGATGCGCTCATCATGGCCATTGGAATATACTTGTCATACGCCCTCGGATCCGACGAGTATACGTCTCGACAATGACATGCTATAGCACCAAGCTCAAAATCGATCAATTTCATTGCATTTTCGTATTCGTCTGGGGGGAGTAATTTTTTTGATGGAAACACGTCAATAAGCCTTCGGATCAGACCAGACTTTCCATCTGTAATCTTCACCGGCTTATTGGTTCCCATAAATAAGAAAGCATTGAACCGATTTGTGTACGCAGACTTAAACTTCTCATTAACAGTCATGAGTTCGTGTGACACGAGGCTATTGAGTCTGGTGTTATCCTCGATTTTAGATAAATCTCCATCGTGTTGGATAGCCACAAGCGGATTCGATCTAAACGCTTCCAATGCAAAAGAGTTACTGCTGGAGCCCAACGCTTTTGCGTCAAATACTGAGCAGTAACCCTTAAAGAGTTTGGAAACAATATTTAGGATTGTGGATTTGCCAGTCCCGGCATCTCCATAAAGGACGAGAAACTTTTGGATGTGCTTGGATTCTCCGGTTACGATAGATCCGATTGCCCACTCTATTTTTTTTCGTTCTTCTGGAGCATATAAAGTAGATATCAGCTTTTCATATCCAGGAGCTTCTCCCGGTTTCAACGGATAATCCAATCGCTTTGACGCATAATCTTTCTTGGACGTTTTCGTATCCGAAAATATAAGTGTTTCGTCGAGCGAATGGTAATTATCTCTTAGCTGTTTTTGACAATATTTATGCCACGCGTCGATCATTCCGGAGGTTGAATCCCATAGATATTTCACAATAATTGTGTCGTCAGGATGCTGCTCTCTAAACGTGTGCATAAAATTCACCACTTCTTCATCGATTAGCTGTATAGCATCTTGCTCATCGGTTGACCATAAACCTTTCTCTTCCATCCAGATAGCATAAAAATCACCGCCCCGGATCATGAGATCCGTGCTCCGGTTATTCACTACGAAATTTGGATAGATCTCAATGATACCTTTTTTAAGCGGTCGAGTTGCTATTCTTACAAAATCTAACATCTCATGTACTATTCTCCTTCCTATGCAATGCTATCTAAATACAAGCACAGCTGTTTCCAAATCGTTAAGCATCGCATGTCTTCGGAACAATTCCTAATAGTGAACAGTCCTCCCTCGCCGTTGGATCTGTAAGTCCTAGACTCGAAAACAGATAAAATACGATCGATCTTATGCCTATCAAATCTGTCATCGGTAAAGCCAGATAGTCCGAGACTTCGAAGCATTCCCAAAAACCACTGTGCAGTTCTATTTCCGATTCGCGGATCATCCATAATCGTTTCTTCACACCTAATCGACAACGCTACCAACATTTCAAGGAGGTTGCATGGTCCTGCTAAACATTCCTTTACATATTCATGTAATCGCTCCCTTCCAGTTTCACATGCGAATCTCCACCGAAGCTCCATGCCGTCGCCAGCCCTATCGGCGTCGCTTATATATTCAGGAGACCATGTGAACTCCCGATTATACAAGGTACTTAAAAGCATGGAATAGGACCCTGCTCTTTTAAAGCGATCGGCGTGAATTATATCGCAAAGCCAAGAAAAGTATTCATTCACGATTTTTTCTCTACTGATTTGTGTCATACACTACCTTTCTGGATAATCGTCAGAATATATTCCGCTGTCTGCTAATACTTCATAGTCCGTTTTTGTCGAATGATTTCTGACGTAAAATGCATCTTCCTCATATTCGCCGAAATGTTCTTCTGGATTATCCCCTATTGTTCCAGCGATATTCTCTATCTTATTCCCATAGATATCGCTCAGTATCGCATCCTTCAAGTAATAATATAGTGTCTCTCTACTATAATCGTCGTCATCTCCGTAATCATCCGGAGAAATAATTTCGCAAACATCTTCGCCCATGTGTTTTCCTCCTTCCAAAATATTTTTATAATCAATCGGCTCTTCGGAATATCCGTTTCTTTGGATCAAATCTTTTAATTTATCAGCGTCCGACTGATCGAAACTAAGCGGCCTGTCAGTAGAATCATTATTCTCTACCAGACCACCTGATTTTTTCTTTGAAGAATAGGTTGCCTTTACGGATTCGATCTCCTCGTTTGCGATCTTTTCATATTTGTTTTTTACAAATCCATATGTCGCAAGGGAGCCTGCGACACCCCCCGCGATAAATATCAATATTTTTTTCAACATGACAATTCTCCTTCCTTATACGAGACTTATTTTAAATTCTTTGTTTGTCCCTCCGCCACCAAGCTTATTTGCGATTGAAGAATATATCTCTGTTATATTATCCAGATTTGAGTTGTACCGTTCCAGAATATCGTCGAGGTCTGAATCTAGCTTCTGAGACAGCTTAATAGTGGCATCTCGTTTTACTTGGCGCTTAAGTTCGGCCATGTCATTTCTGGAAATTTCTGCATCAATTCTACTAGCCATGTTTTTTTCGATCGACTCAAGATTGTCCTTTACGGCTGTTTCTAACCGCTGCTGAATCTCCTGTTTTATGTCGTGCTCTAAAATGTCAATCTTTGATTGTACGCGAAGTCCGACCTGGTTATTAACGGCTTTTTCTACGGCCTTGGTCACCACTGAGTCGGGTATATCAACCTCAAAGTCATCACTTATTTCATCAATTTTCTTGGAAACCTTTTCACACACGCGCTTGGTCTGCTCTCGACAATCGGACGCATACACTAGGCCAACGACTGCGCCAACCGCAAACACTCCCGTAAGAATTTTATAGATGTTCACAACAAACTCCTTCCGTAATCAAAAATATCCCGTATTGTACCAGACCCGACTTTATCGAGTCCGGCAATTCAAATACTCTGGTAAATAGGGCCGTCGACATTGAAGTCTAATAATACCGACTTCTCGTACCCATTTACGAAATCTCGATTACGATCTTTTGAAATATCATAAATTCCAAAATCAACATAATTATCGCCGATTGGATTCTTTTCGTTATAGATCCATCCGACGATCTGACCTGCCGGAGACTTCGGAATTCCGAGCATTTCATAAACGTCGTTTAGGAATAAATACCCACGCGCTTTGAGCATTTCGTTAGCTGCGTCCTGCTGACGACGCAAGAAAATGAGATTGGTTTCCGGATCTTTACACCAGCCAACGCACCCATCGTCATAGAATCTTGCATAATCACTGCACTCAATCTGATCCACGCCATCAACTACTGTTTTTTTAACTACGCTTTCAGTCCCATCTTCATCTACGACAGTCTCTTCGATTTCTTTCTTCCGAATATTGTATCGAAGTTCCTTATCCAACTCTTCTCCGAATCTTTCTACGACTCGCCCACGATATTCCTTAAAGCTTCTATCGATAGCGGTATACGCTGCTGCCAGCGCGACGTTGCGCTTTCTCATAATGTTATTAGAAGTCAGGATAGCTGTGATGGATAATCCACCGAGAATGACTGACGGAGCATAAAGCTTTGCAATCTTTAAGCCGGTCTGCAGATGTACGATCGAAAGATCCTTGGCAACATCATTTTCGGTATACTCGCTTTTGAGCTCTTCCGGATGCTCTGCGGCATAGTGAATATCATCAATCGCATATTTCGAATCCTCAATAATTCCGCTAAGCTTAGTTGTCGCTCTGCATGCCATCACCGCACTGGTTACCACTCCTGCGACGCCAGCAATAACAAGGATCTCCGGACTGTGTTTTCTGGTCATGAAACCAGCTCTATGTAATCCTTTCATTACGTTTTCTACAATATTAAATTTTCTCATAATTATTTCTCCTCCTTATAAGTAGCGTTTGTAACTGTTCCCTGAATTTCCGCACCGAGAGCTGCATATCCGCAAATATCAACCCAATTATCAGCTTTGAATGTTCCGTTCATGTTTCTCGCAATTTTCATTAATATCATCATATTGGCAACGTCTGCCTTCGAAATGCATTTTCCGAGATATCCGGACCAAAGCAGCGCAATACGATTGAAACTGTCCTCAGGGGATCCGTACTGCCCTTCTCGTTCACCATTAATGATTTTCTTTGCTTCGTCTAAAATATCATTTCTTTTCATAGCAACCTCCGTAATATTAATCAATCGGCATCGGTCTCGGAAGGCGGATCATATATCCCCCGTCTCGCGATCGCACCACCTCTGCTGATGCGATGTTTCGCCAACCGTATTTGTGATCTATAGGCTCGTCAGATATTCCAACAAGATCGTAGAAATCGGAAACTGTCACAACCTTGTACTCATCAAGAACATCGTCCATACGATCAAGAACATCTTCTGCTTCACCTCTTGAGACAAGAATGACATCGTCGATTTCATACCCCTTTCTCCGACGTTCCGAATCCCTCCGGGTGCTCGATGAACAATCCCTGTACGATACATAATTCGAACCAGAACGTTTCTTAGCCACTGATTCACCGAGTATCATTCCGACTCCGTCCACGACAATATCGTAAATGGCTTTTTTGATTGCTGGCACTAACACGTCCAGCACAACGTATGATTTGACATTTCGAACATCCTCAGCAATGAACACATCTTTAAGTTTGCTCATCTCGCTTTTCTTTTTTGTCCGTACTTTCCCCGTTGTGACTTTTTCGATCTTTTTATCCTCTTTGGACGTCTGATTAGACCGTTCCCGATAAGAGTTTCCTCTGTATGTTTCCATATTTTCCCTCTCCTTCCCTAATCAACTTTCACGAGCTTTCCCGGCAACGTGATTCTTGATCCGGGAATTCTATTGTTTCTTTTCTTAAATTGATATGCCAAATTATTTCTGGCCTTCTCTTCGGAGGGCGCAGTGGTCCCCCCAGTCCAATGGTCGGCTAAGAGTTTTCCAAACTCCATAACCGGACCGTTATACACGTATTTAGCCACCGGCATTCCTCCAAAAAAAAATAAAGAAAAGGGAAATACCCAGTTACGGATATCTCCCTTTGGAAATATAATTCATTTTTACTCAATTTCCTCTGCATTAGAGTCCACAATAGAATCGTCTGATCCATCCGGATTTATATCATACGCTGCTTCGTTATCGGACTTCGATCCTCCGCCAAGAGCATATCCGATTGCTACAGATGCCAACACTCCTCCAACCGCAACCACTTTCTTCCAGTTTCGTCTGCAAAAGTGCTTCACCTGATTGATCTTGCTCTCTTTCACTTTGGTATCAAAATCGATCGTTTCGGCGTCAACAACCTCCTGATCCGTATTAAGATCCTCTTCCATTGCTACTTTTTCTTCTCCAATCATAGTAATTCTCCTTTCGTTATTTGAAATATCTTTCCATAAAATAAACTGTAAACTTCGCGAATTAGGATAACCGCGAATAGTCATAACGAGGGGCAACCCGATACGACAACGTTACGCATGGTGTACCGTTTGGGGCTATTGTAGATCCAAAGTCGACCTCCACCAATCCCTGATCGAGATTCCAACCGAGGTCGTCACTCACATCCGTATGTGGAAGGCCGAGTTTGTCATAAAAATCGCTCAAAGAAACGTACATGTCATACGTCATATCGCGATTAATCTCGTTTACAGCCTTTTGGATAATAGCAATATCTGATTCAAAATATCTCCCGGAAACTCCATCGTAACAGAGAGTTTTTCCAGACCCGGTAAATACCACCGACGTGACTGGACACTCATTGACATGCTCCTGATTCACTTTGTCCCTGATTACTTTCTCCTTCTTTTCTCCGATCTCCTCTACTACCTTCTCTTTATACTCAGCGAATGCCGTTTCTGATAGTTTGTATGCTGTAGCGATTGCCGCGTTCCTTCTGGCGTGAACCGAATTTGCCCCAAGAATACACGCGATCGAAAGTCCGCCAGTAATCATAGCCGGGATGTAGCATTTCCAAGTTGTTTTCACCACTTCAACTGGCGTCAGCGATGGCAAATCCTCTTCATTGTCTAATCCTGTCAGCCCATCTCCGCTTTTTGAATATCGAGCTTCCTGCAGTAACCGAATTGCTTTAGGCGTAGCCTTAACTGCTAATACTGTAGTCGTAATTCCCCCAGCTATGCCGAGGCCGATCATAATCTGCGGTGTTTTTTTCTTTACTCCAGTTTTAATGGTATTTAAAAAAGTTAATTTGTTCATGCATTTTCTCCTTTACTAAAATAAATTTCAACCAATTCCGCGAATTTCAGATACTCGGCCCTCACTTTCCCGTCTCTTGTTTGCTCTACTCGTTTTCGGAACTGATTAATATCCCCGCGGAAGCATCCACAGTTTACATGCACTCCGGATCTCGTATTGAACGCAGTTGTTGTCCTACCATAAGTTCCAAGCCCTGTAATCTGTAATATGTCATCATTACTAAACACCCGTGCATCGCCGCCAACCTGAGCAGTGCCGCCTACACGTGCATTGCCACCTATCAATGCATTACTAAATACCCAGGCGTCACCAAATATCTGCGCGTTATCATGCACCAATGCGCAATCATAAATTTCTGCCCTACCAAATACTTGTGCGCAACCACATATTTTTGCGTTGCCAAATACTTGTGCGTTATCGCCTACTCGTGCACTACCACTTACACGTGCACTATCGAACACTCTCGCATTACCAAAAACCCATGCGTCGCCAAATTGGTCGAGATTACACTCATTTTCGACATAACCGCCGAAGTCTCCCGCTTTAACCCCGCAATCAAGATCCCTCAATGCACGGATCTGAAACAGCTTTTTCTGGTTATAAATTTTACAGTTCTCTGTTAGTTCAAACTTTTTCACATGCGCTTCTCCTTTACTAAATATATAAACAAAAACGAAGAGGATCTTAGTCCTCCTCGCTTGTTGTTTCAGCGATATACTGCTGAATCTTCTCATCAACCTCTTCTTTCAGTGCTCGGTCGTTTGCCCACATAACCAGCAACCCTCCTGCCACGCTGGCAATCCATCCAAGCACTTTGATAATGTTTGTTGAGTTTTTCTTCACACATATCACCTCCCTTCATTAAAGCGATCGTAAAAAATGCGAACGTCAATTATCAAGATTACACGGCGCTGTTGCTATATCGATGATGTAAAATATCCGCCCGTCTGGAAACTCCGATTTTCGATGGTTAAAATCAATCCAATACATTGATTCATCACTGAAATCCCAGCCAAGCATATCGCCAGTTTCGATCTCTGGAATGCCAAGAAACCCGTAAAAGTCATTCAGTGTGACTTCTTTTCCCAGAGAATAGTTTCTGTTTAAGTGGTATTCGGCATCCAACACTTGTTCCATAGTAGCTTCGAAATATCGGTCTGATATTGGTTCATAAAAAGTAATAGGATTGCTGAACTTATTTTCCGGAAGCCTACGGCACACCGCAAAAAGATTGGTGGACGAAATATCAATATTTTCTGCTTTTTCTATAGCAAGTTCGTCTATCACCTTGTCGTGCGCTTCCGTTCCATACAACTCTTTCAGTTTCCTCTTATAATTTCTAAAAGATTGATCCAGAATTGCATACGCACTAGAAAGTGCAGCTTGCGATCTTCTGCTAAGCACATTTGATCCGAAAATGCACGTTAATGATGCCGCCGCTATGACTATCGTCGGAATATAGGCCGGGGCAACTGTCTCAACTGCCTCTCGTGCCGTCAACTCTTCCCCTTTCCGCTGCTCAGCATCTTTAAGCAATACCTGAGCTTTGATTGCCGCTTTGCCAGATAATACCGCAGTCGCGACAAGACCAGCACCACCCAAGCACGTTAATAGAGTTGCCGCCTTCCTCGATGATCTTTTGTACAATAGAAATTCCTCCTTTCGTAATTGCCATTTTGACCAAAAGTCAAAAAGAAATAGGACGGGGTTCGAGCCCGCTTCCCTCAGATTTTAGTCTGAGACTTTACCACATAAGTTACCTATTTCTCCATAATACAAACTGTATTTTTCGCGAGGAAAAACGAAAAGGGATCTTTCGATCCCCAATCATTCTGGCTTAGAATTTTAACTCGCTAGCCATATTGAGTTTGAGTAATATCGTATTCAGTAAATCCTCCATTTGATCAAGTTTTGCTGCTTCCGCGACATAAAATTCTTTCGCTGCATCGTATGCGGCCAATGTTTTCTGTACACAATCTAACTCTTCCGGAGTCGTATATTTAATAACATCGCTCCCCATCGAATTGCTCAGTACCGATTCCAATACCTCATCCATTGCTTTTGCCATTTTCTTTGCTTCTGCTTTCATAATTGTTCTCCTTTCAATTCTGAAATGTTTTATTATTCTCCATAATATGGCCTGTAAAATTCGCGAAATGTAAAAGAAAGAGGTCGTGATAGACCTCCCTCTCGTTCGTGCATCAGTCTTCGAACAGGTATTTTTTTACTGCCCATACTAAGACTGCCGCTACGACACCGATGATTATCGGCATATACTTCACCTCTTTCTTTTCGTTTTTCTCATAATGGTGGAAGTATTTGTCGCGAAAAAGGAAAGAGCCCTTGTTAGGACTCTTCTTCGTCGTTATAAAAACTAATTTTATCGCATTTCGATGAAAAACCATAACCTTTATATAGTCCTTCTTTGTCATATTTTCTTGCGATAGCTCTCGTAATGTCGTGCGCTAAGGTAGTCATACCCCAACCCAACTTGAGTGCAATTTTCTCAAAGAAATTCATTTTTACTATCATAATTTTACCTCCATTATAAATTTAGTTTTTATTTCATTACAGCGCTTGTAAACCGCGCGAAGTAAAAGCAAGAGCCTATGCGACCCCTGCCTTGATTCATTTTTTCCTTACAAAATGTCGGATTATCAATCCGATTACTACGACAAATACTATCACATCTCCAAACACGATCGCACTAAATACCCCAACTGTGCTCACTCCGAGCGCTATTGCGATAATCAGCACAATCGCAAAGATTAATAAAATTGTCAATAATAACATACTGATCCCACCTTTCGTTTTTCTCATAATGGTGGAAGTATTCGTCGCGAAAAGCAAAAGACCCAGTTAAATACAACTGAGTCCCAATGCGCCTACCAACCAAGATTCCTTTCATTCATGGCGATACCTAAATTCATGATACTATTTACCAAAACGTGAACCTCTACGGGATCCACGCCAAGTGCTTCAATTTGCTTGACCCGTTTCATAAGTTCAGTCCATATTATAGCATCGCTCATTTCTCTAGCATTCGCTAATGTCAACAATTTACTCATGATAAATCCTCCTTGATCTTTATTTCATAACACAACCTGTAAAATTCGCTAAATTGCTCGCCGATCAAAACATGTTTCCCAGCGCTCCCGCTTTAATGGTTTCATCTTCAATGCCCACATAATCTGTCGGACACTTACAGTCGGATATAAGCCATCGATGCAGTCGCCGGCTCGCTCATCGAAAAATGCCTTGAATTTCGGATGCAAATATATTTTATCAGTAAGCCAAGGATCTATATTGGTCCAGTATGTAGCTTTGGATGATTTAATGTATCGTTGTTGGATTACCGCTAAGCCTTTACTTCCGATTGTATATAATGTACATTTGTCGTATACTGGATGCTTGCATTCGTATGTCGTTCCGTATGTAGACATATACATTTCTGGTTTTTGAAAATAATAACGCATGTCACCCACCTAAAAAGAAAGAGTCCTTGTTGAACTCCTTCTCATCTTACTCATTGTAAGTTGCTCAACATATCGAGATACTCGTCAATCGCGTCAAATATTTCTGAGATATTCGCCTGATGGGTAGAATCAGCCTGCTTGCAATAATGTTCACTGTAGGAATCTGAGTGTGTGTGATTATAATACCTACCTATATTCCGTTCAGTTTCATTATCGTAAACTAGCTGTTCTCTTTCCACCGTGTAGCGGTCTCCAAATTTATTTTCCTTCGTGACAGTAATTCTTTTCATATGCATTTCGCATACCTCCTTTAAGTATTTTCTCACTATAGGACGTGTTATTTTCACGAAAAAAAAGAGCCAAACTTAACTTTGTTGTTTAGCTCCTTTTGAAAAACTCAAATTTTTATACACATCAGATATACATCCCCCATGGTTTTCTCCCATTTATTAAAATCTCGTCCAAGGCACTCGAGAACGCGCTCTCGAGGTGGATATCCCCACTCGCAGTTCTCGTCAAATGTTGCCATTATGTATGCTTCTTTTTCGGTTTTCGTATATCCACCACAATCCATAATAGCTCTAAACACTACTTGCCCCCATGTGGTTGGCATACGACGCCCGTTTGAGACATAACGGTTCCAAGCTGAGTTGAATCCACTGTCCACATTTTTGATCGCTCTCTCGATCGCCTCATGAATTTTCACAAATGATTTAGCCATACAATACCTCCTAAAATATGTCACATTGATGTTCCTCATAAGATGGATGGTTATTTTCACGAAAAAAAAGAGCCCATGTTAGAGCTCTTTTAGATGTTGTTCTATTTCTTCAATTGTCAGTATGGATTTAGTTAGCGCGGAATAGATTCGTTGGGCTTCAGCTTCGTTCAGTCGACCATACTCTAGCCGATCCAAAGCACGTTCAAGATTTTCAGCCGTAGTAAGGATGTCTTGGATTGTTATTTTTTGTTTCGACCGTCGCTTATCCATAGAAGTACCCCAACTACTGGTAGAAGACGAAGTAATAAGTCCCCAGTGTCTTGCAAATGATGCCACTGCCAAGAATCTAATGATACTAACAAAGTAAAACCCGCCCCTATCCCTGCGATCACGAGAAAAGTTATGAGCTTCATTATTTTAATAGCCATTTTGAGTTTAAGTTTTCGTTCCTCCAGCTCAATTTCTCTCAAGCGCACAGTTTGGGCTGTTTCCGCTTCTTTTATTCTAGCCTCGTCGACCTTTCTGTACGTTTCGGTTTTGTTTCCATCGTCAACGAGTACTTTTGTCCCACAGTAACTGCAAAAATAGAACGGCGAACCTTCGTGCACCTCAAGGACGCCTCCACATTCCGGACATTTTATAGATATGATCTTGGCCATGACTACTCCGCCTCCGAACTATCTGGCGCCCATGACGGTTTTTCTTCTTCGATTATTGCTGGGCCTATGTATACTTCAAACACCTCGCCTTTTTTCAAGTTCACATATACAGAATCTCCTTGAATCCCATCGTTTTCTTCCGATCCTGATGCGTGATACCTAGTCATTTTATCTCTATCCCTTGCTTTATACGACTCTTTATCTTCATATACATAAATAGTCGCTCCCCAATCTGTAACACCGGTCAGCTTAAAATTAGCTTCTCGAATATCGACGCCAACTTCGTATGCACCCTCGCTAATTATGTCGGCCTCATTCCGTTGCGACAATTCTTCAGCAATAGCATTACGTAAATTTAATAGATCTACAGTGCTCATAGATTCCAAATCAATCCCGTCGCTTTCCACTGCATGTGAAACCGGCGCAAGGCATAAACCCATAGCCAACGCAGTTGCTAACATAACTCTTTTTCTCATCCTGTGTACCTCCCACAAAATATAAACTGAGTAAATTGTAGCACGTCACATCACATAATGCAATGTAAAAATAAAGACGCTAAGTTACCTCAGCGCCTTTGCAAAAACCATTACTTTCTCGGAACAAACCGCCTCAAGATATCTCTTCCCAAGGTTGATGTTACTGTCGAAGTATTATCGAACTTAAATGTCTTAAGCGTTCCCCACACAATCAGCGCACTGTTTACGATCAGTCCTGCGATAGCAATCCGATTCTGAGTTTTTCGATCTTTGGAATTCGCCTCAATCTCCTGCCATTTAAGATCAGAATTTGCATTAAGCTGTTCCGATGCTTTCTCGCTTTCGAGCTCCAGCTTTTCCATGTCAATCACTTTATCGGTCAACTTCACGATATGATCCACCGTAGCCTTGTACTTATCAGACCCGACATCGGTCGTTGATAACACCTTCAGTTCGCTTTCAACCTCTTTCTGAATCAATTCCTTCAGTTCCATGCTTGCATCCTCCTTTGAAAATATCATTTGGTTCCATTATAGGACTTGTTATTCCCACGAATCGTCTCTGTCCCGGTAAAGAATTATCATATCTTTAGACGGAATATTTTGGTTTGGATATACGCCCATTTTAATTTTGTACATTCCAGTTAGTCCATCTTCTTCGTACGGTTCGATTTTAAATTTTCCATAAGCAGCCCTCGTCCGCGAAAATAGTATAGTTGCAATGCTGCCCACTATAGTTCCAAATGCCAATAGTGCTAATTCAAAAAGTGTCATCCGTTACTCCTTTCTGTTTGATGATACAAATATAAATGGTTTTATGGTTACATGCGTACTGAACAATCCTAGAATAAAAAAAAGAAGAAAGCCTGTTAAGCTCTCCTCTTTATTCATCTCATCTCCTCCTTTTTACACCATTACACATAAACACAGGTATTTGAAGTTCCCGTTTCTCTTCCTTATGCTGTTCCTCCTGACAGCACAACTCAAATATCAAATTTGCTTCATCCATATAAATGCTGTGCACCAAACTCACGAGCTTCTCGCAGTCTACTTCTGCCCCATCTCTAAGTTTATACGCCGCATCTACCAATTTCGCATATTTGTCAGTTGCTGTCTTCATTAAAACCTCATACTTTGTCATAGAATAGTTCCTCCTATTGTTTACTGTATTAGTATCTATAAATGAAGATGTAAAATATGCGAAAAAAAGAGAAGGAGCCCTCGTTAGAGCTCCATTCTTTGAGGTACCGTTTACAACTTTCGTCCGCACATTGGGCAATATTTGATCGGTATTTTTATTTCAGCTATGTTGTCACCACCGATCGTTCTGCATATATCAGCCTCGAGTCTTGCACTATCAGAATTAGATTCTTTTAACATCCACATTTCTAATATGCATATATCTTTCAATTTTCCTACACTGATATTATCCTCGACCAGTTTCGTACATAATGTCATACGCTTCACAAAAATTGCACATACGATCACCTCCTTCCATAACACCCTAAGTAAACTCCGCGAATCAGTCCCGCTCTTTACTCAGTATCCAGAAAAATCTCCGGTATGCGTCATAGTAAGTATCTTTACCACACGGCATATTAAATCTAGCTTTGAGGATATCGTAGCTCCATCCTTCGGTAACCCCTAAGAATATGTATTCTGATAAGGTAGGATCGGTTCTCTCTGCAGCCGTTCTGACCAATTCCATGTTACGAGAATAATACGCCCTCAGCATCCCGGTGCGTTCCGTAGGCGATGAAAATCGAATCGACTTTTTAATTGGATCGGTGCTAAACGCCCTTCCCGAAACGCCGAGTAATGCATTATATGCTTTTTGCCATTCTGGATATTGAAGGCAAAAATGTTTTAATTCATAAAGTCTGTGTTTTGGAATCCAATAAGGATTGGATTTTGAAATCTCAGCCCTAACTCTTCCGCTCATCACTTTTTCTCTCCTTTCCATATGTATCCGGTATCTTCGTAGAGTTTCTTCGGTGAAATGTAATAATTGATCCGTCCAAGCCTGCCGTTCATTTGATCGATTTGGGTAACAGCATGACCATTTCGTGTTGCGGTTCCGATCTGAAGATAACCGGTTATCAAACCAGCTCTAACCCATGATGGATCTTTGCGATACACTCTTGCTGCCACTGCCACAGGTACCGACCCAGAACCAAAGTTGTCAATTACCATAGTATTCAGCTCCTTTCTGTTTCTATTCTAGGTTAGAATTATTGAATTGTAAAAACAACTTCGGTGGAAAATATAAATCATTCACCATCTTCGGATTGCTCTTTTCGCCAGCGCTTCATAGTCATCTCAGACGGGTAATCCTCAAAGCCTAAAGTCGATGAATCGATCAGACCTTCCCGTACCCCATCTATTATTTCTGCTTCATATTGTTTATATGGATACACTGTACTAGGAATCTCTCTATGAATTGTGTGGCAATGAGGACATTGATACCTTTCGATTAGCAGGCATTTGATAGTTTTATTTTTCCCTCTTACATATCTTTTCACAACATCGTGACGTTTCAATTCCGTATTGCATTTTTGGCAATATTTGCCAGTTTTCTTCATCGTATAAAGCACTCCTTTTGTATGTTTTTATGGCATAATCATACGAGTGTTCCATTTTGACGATCAACCGGTAAATAATGGAAGTGATTTTTCACAAAAATACGAGGAATTATATCTCGACTATTGACATATTTAAAATCTCGGTATATTATTACGGAACAAAATTAGAAAGGAGAAAATGATATGCTACTTAAATGTCCAGAATGTGATTTACCAGTCAGCGATAAGGCTCTGGCATGTCCTCATTGCGGAAATCCGATGGGTAAAGAAGAAAAAAAGAAAAGGCGAAGTAATGCTCAGAAAAGGATGCGTCTGCCGAACGGGTTTGGGAGCATTACAGAGCTTAAAGCTACAAATTTAAGAAAACCTTTCAGAGCGAGAATATGCGTCGGTAAAAACTCAGAGGGAAGGCCTATTCTTAAAAATTTAAAACCCGATGCTTATTTTAATACATATAATGACGCATACAATGCTCTTATGGAATACAACAAAAATCCCTACGACCTTGATGACGACATAACAGTCAAAGAATTGTACGAACGCTGGGCCGAAGATTACTTCAAAAATATAACCGAGTCTGCCGTTCGAACCGTTACGTCAGCTTGGGCGTATTGTGGATCATTGTATGATATGCGAGCAAAAGATGTTCGGCCACGTCACATCAAAGGTTGCATCGATGACGGCTATCGAGTCGAAACAAGGGGCAAGCGAAAAGGCGAAAAAATTATGGCCTCTCCGTCTATAAAAACGAAAATGAAGTCGATATGCAACCTCATGTTCGATTATGCGCTTGAGCATGAAATAGTTCCGACTAATTATTCCAGAAATTTCGAAATATCAGATGGGGTTTTGAAAGAAATGGAGGATGTCAAAAAACCACACATAATATTTACCGACGATGAAATAGAAATTCTGTGGAGTAATCTATGGAAAGTGGAATATGTGGATTGGATTTTGATTCAAATATATATGGGATGGCGGCCACAGGAGCTCGCGAAGCTTAGACTTAACGAAATACATTTGGATGATTGGTACGCGTGCGCAGGGATGAAAACTCCAGCTGGAAAACAAAGAATTGTCCCAATCCATACAAAAATAAAAGAACTCGTTAAAAAGAATTATGATGATGCAATTGCCAAAGGAAGCGAATATTTGCTTAATGATTGGGCGTCTGCGAAATACAATACAACAATGTCCTACGACAAATACGCGAATCGATTTGATAAAGTGATTAATACTCTCAACCTTAACCCAGAGCATCGCCCCCATGATCCGCGATTAACATTCGTGACGAGATGTAAGAAAGCAGAAGTCGACGAATACGCTGTCAAGGAAATGGTTGGGCATTCAATCAAAGATATAACTGAGTCAACATACACGGTTCGTGACCTGGAATGGCTCAGAGCAGACTTGGAAAAAATGCAATAAAAAGGAGCTACTCTTTACCGAATAGCCCCTAATTTTTAGTCCTAAGATGGTCAAATTATCATGGACAAGTAATAGTCAAATAATGGTCATACGACTCACTTTTAACTACTTTTTACCACATCTAACCACATCAGATTTCCGCATAAATACTGGATTTTTTAGAATTTGCCAGCGGTTGCAGCTTCCTCAACGGAAACGGAAAATTCAGTGTTTATGCGGGTTTCCACTCTCAAAAGGTCAAACGAGAGCCAAATAAACGACGCCGGAACAAAACGTAATACGGGTATAAATTGCTTCTATTCGTTAAGTAATATTTAAAAGCATTCAGTTACAAAATGATTATACCGTACCGTTTCCCGATTAGCAATCGTCACTTACTTATCATCAATGAGAAATTCCTGAAGATCGTCCCTTGCCTGCTTCATTTTATCGATTCCGTTCCCAGTTATCTCGTGATTGATAATAACAAGCAACGATCGCAAGATCATCTGGGTCGAACTCTCGAAATGGGCAAGTCGTCGATTATCATTATCCAGAAGCTGAGCATGTCTGTCGACCTGTGCCCGCAGGTCGTCGTTCGGCTTCCGGATTTCTTTTACGATCTTCCATAATCCCCATAGAGCTCCTGCAATCGAACAAATCCAAAGAATTTGATCAGTTGAAATTGTATAATTCATTCACCATCCTCCGAGGTTACCCCTTCGATAAACTTAGCAAATGCTTTGCCAAGCTGATGAGTGCCGGTACTGATTAATCCCATTATAGCTCCGTACACAGCTGACTCTATCGAAAAACCAGATACGGCCATGTTAATACAGGCCCCAACAAAGGCAAGGATGATCGGAATATCATCATTTGGAACCCGTTTCAAAAGTGACCAATGCTTAATAGCATATCCAATCATCAAGCACGCCAACACAACTATCCCTACAAAATGTTCATATACGCCTGTAAAATCCATCATAATTACTCCTTTGATTTATCTTCGTCGCCAGTATCATCTAACTTGCTCTTATACGCTTCCTGTTCCTTCGCAAGCTCAGCTGCTACTGCCTGTCTGACCTGTGCGGCAATACCGTCGATAATCGGTTCAAGCACAAATAACGGAACACCGGAATTATTAATAAGATCGACAAGTTTCTGAGTAAACTCAGCGCGAGCTACAAGGGTTGGTTTTTCTACTACTTTTTCGTCAGCCATGTTAATTCTCCTTTCAAATTGTCAGAATATAATTGATCAACCTACAGAATTCTTAGCATTCGTGTTAGATGCATCTGATCCGGAATTTTCAGACATAAGCTGATCCTGCAGTGTGTAGCAAGCATCCTCAAACTCTGCTTCATCCTTACGGCACTGTACACGATTCTTTTTATAAAGTGCTTTATCTGTCTGATAGGAAGACAGAGTCATGTCCCCCGGGTTACTGGAATCAATAATACAATTGAAATGCGCTGCAATTTTCCCATCGATCGCGGAATCAGCGTTGATAGTGATAGATTTTGTGTTGTTTGTAATCATAGTAAATTCCTCCTAAAATATAATGTTTACAATTGCTTTTCAAGTTTCGCGATCCGCTCAAATGCCTGATCGAGAATAACTCGCATTGTATCGAGTTGCGCTTCAAGCGTACGTATGCGGTCTTTTTGAATTGATGATTCGGTATCAAGCTCTTGTATGCCTTTGATAGCGTATGCACATAAATATAATTCGTTGATTGATTTATAGTACGGATGACCGTCTACGTAACCACCGCCGCTTACAAGGGTATCGTTGATCTGTTCCAATTCATCTGCAATAAATCCAATCGGATAGAATCGATTTTCATCAACCCTTGAGAAAGATCGTACTTTCATTTTTCTGATAGAATCTAATCCACCAACGGATGAATAAGAAATATCAGTTTTCAACCGTATATCAGATTGGGCTTTCGTAACCACAGCGGAAATGCTATGCCATTTGACAGTACCGTTGACGTAATGCTGCATCCACAGCACACCAGAGTATCTAGCGTTATACAAATAAATATATTTATTGTCCGCATTGCTTCCAAAACGAACTCCTACATTCTGGTTCGTATCAGTGACTTGTGACCCAGCGACAATATCTTTGTAATACGACTCTATATTGTTGCTGGCAGCAATTGCTCCCCCAGTCCAAATATTTTTGTCATTTACAGCTCGGATCCATACGTCATCGCCCATATAAAAGCCGCCTTTATGTGTTACAAATGTTAAACGGTCGTCTGAGCTAAACTCTACATTATTAATTCTCAGTACACCAGATGAAGACTCTATAATTCTCGAAGTGTAATCTGCAGTTGAATAATTGAAATGGAAATCAATATACGGGTATTCGTGCGACAATTCGATGTATGGTGCACGAAATGCATCAGTAACAGTTACATCCGAATCGAATTGGGCACTTCCACCTGCTACGTTAAAGTTTCCTCCTACCTCTACAGCGTCTCCACGAATACGAACGGTGCCTATTTCTCCCCACGGATTAATCCATAGCGAGTGTGGATCGTCAATGCTTACACCGGCGCTCAAAACGGTTACAGTGCTGCCGCCGATATCTTTCATTTTGATTATTTCATCAATGGTGGCGGATGTAGCATGGATCCCTCCGGTAATAGACGCATTATTGAATATCGCCTGTCCGGTGGCTCTGAGGATAATCGGCCACTTATATGGATCAGCATCAGTGCCAGCGCCAGTCCGCACCCACAATACATCCTGACTGTCGCCTGTTCCATTACCGATATAGGACATATTGCCTTTGGAATTGGCAGAAGTCAGACTGTCTGCACCGATTCTCCATCCGCCAATAGTGCCAGTGCTTGCGGTAATTTTCCCACTGATTACGGCATTTGTGGCTTCAATACTACCATCAAGGTTTACCTTGAAGAGATTATTGATGGTGGTCAAACCTTCAAGCGAGATCTTACTTGCCTGGATTTTGACAGATTCAGACGTCTGATTAATAGCAGACACTATACCATTTTTGCTTACCTTTAACTCAATCGCATCGGCATTTACCTTGATGGATGCTTCGGCCGCAGTGAGTCTCTTCTTGGCATCGGTCATACCACTTTCCAGCGTGCTTGTCCGCGATGCAACAAGAGTCAGGTCAGTATTGGTCTGCTTAATAGTAGCCGCTGTCTGGGCTACTGTCTTCGTGACAGAATCAAGAATTGGTGTAGAATATGTTATGTCACCACTACCATGAATAGTAGCCGTGCGAGTCCATATACAGGTATTCTCTTTCAGCTCAGGAACTGTATCTAACCACGTGCCGCCGGTTGCTGAAGTGGTGGATGTAGAGAGGTAATACTGCGTTTTGACAACGGCTACTGCATCCTCCAGCGCAGGTGTCCAGTCTGTTGCTATGTTGCCTTTTTCGAGTTTGACATTTTTTATTCTAGCTGTGAAACTAGCTTCGACATCAGCATTCGAATTATAAAAATTTATACACTGCTGAACTCCGACATTGGCTGAAGCTTGAACAGGAATAGTTATAACCTTGTTGACATGATACCATTTATTAAGCTCGCATCCATTTTCACCTACTATTGGTAGATCATGAGCAGTAACTTTTACCCAGTTTCCTGTTGAATGTTGACCTGACGGATCGCAGGTATATCTTTGCCCCATCCAAAACTCATCATGGTTAGATCCTGTTGGGAAGTTCCACTCTGTATACATAATGTCATATGACCAAGTATATTTTTCACCAACGATGTAGTCTCTTACACCTAATAAAAACCCACCAATAAGGGATACGGTATCGTATTGTTTTTTGGATTTCAACGTAAGCTCAGCATACTCGTCAGTTACTGTGTTAAAATACTTAAAGAATCCACTTTTTGTGTCTCCCTTACTGTTGAGTATTAAATTCCTTCCACCAACACTCATTCCATCCAGTGTACTTCCTACTGTGTAAGACGTGCTTGTGGTATTATCGGTATAGGTGAAAGTAGTCTTCGTCCAGAGATACTTATTGGTGGAATCAGTAGTTGGTACGGAACCTTGCCAACCGGAAGAAGGCGCTGTGGTGTTCGAGCTACTTTTTGCATACGTAATTGCTGTAGATTTGATACCTTTACCGGCCGCACCAGTGGATCCCTGTTTTGCCACAGAATATGACACTGTGCTCTTACCATTCGAGTAATATACGGTGGTCTTTGTCCAGAGATACTGTCCTGCCGGTACATCAGGTATCGTTGACTGCCAAGTGGAAGGAGCCGCTGTGCCACTTGACGATTTCTGATATTCGACTGATGTCGAAATAATAGTTACTGAAGTGCCATCGGCGATCCGTACTACTGTGATTGTATCTGACGCCTTGATCGCCATGTGCTTACCCTCCTATCCTTCAAGCTGTGCTGTGAAATTTGCCTTGTTTTCTACATCTCCCGCAGAAATAGTGTATGTCTGACCGGTTGCTATCGCTGTAGTGCCACCATCCTTGTACCACTTGATCGTACCAAGCGCCGTAAGCGCTGTTCCAGTCATCTCAACGCCGCCTTTATACACGTGCGCAGTCAGAGTCGTGGCGATACTGGTATTCTTGAAAATAACACCGGCACTAGAGGTGATTACAAGCGTAAGAGCATCTGCACCGGCTGCACCCTTATCACCCTTATCTCCTTTGGCGCCGTTCGATCCGTTTCGAGTAACATTGTAGCTTACAGCTGTCTTACCGTCGGAATATGTCGCGGTCGTCTTAGACCACATATACTGTCCTGCTACTGCTGCTGGCGGAGTGTCGACCCACGTTCCAGTTGGAACAGTTGTGCCGGACGTAGACTGCTGATACTGTACCTTAGAACTACTTACTGTCGGGGAAGTGCCATTTACTCCCTGCCGAGCTGCAGAATATGATACTGTCTGATTTCCATCGGAATACGTAACTGTTGTTCGAGTCCAAAGATACTGACCCTGTGGTACCGTAGGGATGGTTGACTGCCAGGTTCCAGTCGGTGCAGTTGTTCCGCTTGATCCAGCCAGATACTCAATCGCTTTGGACTTGATTGTAACGCCGGTTCCCTTATCACCTTTGTCTCCTTTCGCTCCCGTAAAGGCAATAGCGAAAGAGAATTTCTTTACGATCGTAATGTCACCGATCTTAATCGGAATATCAATCGTACCAGCCTTTGTGAGTGCAGAAGTTGCCGTGATAGTTAGAGTTGGGGACGGGGTCTTGTTGTCAGACACAACACTCAATCCGTTCGGGCACGTTACTTCTCCCATTGTACAGCTTACAATCTCAGATCCACGCATAGCCACAATCTGAGACGTTGTGCTCTGAGTTGTTGAAACACTGTCAGTGTCACCAAGGAATGTATACGAATCGTTGGTGAGAATGACGGAATAACCATCAGTGATATCAATAACTGATACCTGATTACTTGCTTTAATTGCCATGAAATTTTCCTCCATAATTTTGAAGCTTGCTTTTTGGGCATCTGTGAGTCCATTTTGAAACATGATTTCAATATTGTAATCGTCATCTATTTCAAGTGACTTCATGCCGCTTGTAGCATCTTCGTTTACATGAACAGCTTTAACCCATGTTCCATCCGGCTTCATGAAGCGTATCGTATGGGTTGGAATGCTGTTCTGGTTTAAGAATCCGTATGTATACTTATACTTTTTCTTGACTGGAATGGTATTAGTGAATATGGAATTGGGATGTTTTGTACCTTCTTCAAAGGTATCCTCCAGCGCAGGTGTCCAGTCTGTTGCTATGTTGCCTTTTTCGAGTTTGACATTTTTTATTCTAGCTGTGAAACTAGCTTCGACATCAGCATTCGAATTATAAAAATTTATACACTGCTGAACTCCGACATTGGCTGAAGCTTGAACAGGAATAGTTATAACCTTGTTGACATGATACCATTTATTAAGCTCGCATCCATTTTCACCTACTATTGGTAGATCATGAGCAGTAACTTTTACCCAGTTTCCTGTTGAATGTTGACCTGACGGATCGCAGGTATATCTTTGCCCCATCCAAAACTCATCATGGTTAGATCCTGTTGGGAAGTTCCACTCTGTATACATAATGTCATATGACCAAGTATATTTTTCACCAACGATGTAGTCTCTTACACCTAATAAAAACCCACCAATAAGGGATACGGTATCGTATTGTTTTTTGGATTTCAACGTAAGCTCAGCATACTCGTCAGTTACTGTGTTAAAATACTTAAAGAATCCACTTTTTGTGTCTCCCTTACTGTTGAGTATTAAATTCCTTCCACCAACA